ATATGTATCCTTTTCTTTTAATGTTTGTATTAAAGGAAATGCCTCTTTTACATCGTTAATTATGTATATGTTTTCTTTTTTATACTTCTTTTTTTTCCCCGGGACCTCTTGGGGATACATCTCAAGATACTGATGGTTCGTGTCAAAATACGAGAAGTTGAATGACACATTTGGCACGTTCCCCTCAACGACTGCGATTTCGCAGAAGTCAGACGGGAGCTGCTGGATCGTGATGTTGTCGTTGGTGACCCACATTGTTCCGAAGAAGACATCCTCGCGCAAGCATACCGTGAGGATCTTCGGGAACTGGTTCTTGATGTCCATAGCCGAAAGCATGTTGAGAGTACGCTTGTACTGTTTCCTCAGCATGGATTGCTTCGCCGTACTCGTATCGATCCGATACGGAGACACGACATATGCCAAATCGGACAGGGCAACAAAATACTGGATCAAACGGCGGAAATGGGAACTCGCCGCACACAGATAGATCGCTGCGTTACGCAGATTCTTCTGGTAGCGATATGGGTTAGACAGGTACTGTGAAATCTGATCCTTCGTGTATTTATAGAAGGTAGGACTGCGCAGCCTGCCATTCAAGTCCCGCATGATCAAACGGTTGAGCGCCGCGAACCTTTGTGGGATACGAATCAAACCGTCCGCGTCAAACGACAACGGTTCCTTATATACTTCTGTCTTGTCTTCGCTTGTATCGACAATTTTTCTTGCCAAACTCATTCACCTCCTTTACTTGACTTTTGGTGCCCGGAACATAAACTGGGGGCCGTTCCCTGACTGCGCCGACACACTCCTCTTACGGATCTTTGTCTCGACTTGGCAGGCGACCCCGTAGTTATATGCCAGACTGGAGTATCTATCCTTGCGCTTCCCGGAGCGCTCGTATACTCTGACGAGCCCATCCTTCTCTTCATGCTGGAGCTTTGTCAGCTCGTCGATCAGAAGAGTGGTGTGGACATACGGCAGAGACATAAACGTGCGCTCAGACGGGTTGAGTGACGAATATCCGCGCAGCTCATTCATACTCGTCTCGCCGTTGATCTCTGTGTCCAGAAGACGAACGCGGCCGCTGCTGAACCCCTCGCGCAGAAGATACGCAATGTCGGAGTTAAACTTCGACGTTGCCTTGATTGCCCAGATTACTTTCTTGGCGTCCTTTGATATACACCGGTCTGCCATGTCCTGGTTGTTGCAGCATGATATAGCCGGGTAGATATCTCCGGTCACCGGGTCTGGTATATCGCGGAGCAGCAGGTCAGCAACGCCGGCGCCTACGCCGTTCGCGTCGATAACCAGATAGTCGCATTCATACTCGTCGAACAACTTGCGGACGAGCAATGCCTGGTCTGCAGTGTGCATACCCTCATTGCCATCGGCGTACACGATGTTACTCACATACCTGCCTGCCTTTGTTGGCAGCATCTGATTCACAAAGATTGCCGTGGCGTCGTTTTTCTTCTTTCTCTTCTTGCTCTTCATCAGAGCGATATCGACAGAGAGGATACGTTTCTCGCCAGGTCTCTTTGGGGGTATGCTGATGTTCGCGTTGGACATAAGTTTCCCGGATGACCTGTCCGGGAACATAGGGTACTTGATACGCCGGTTCTTGGAGACAGATGCGAAATCAAAGAACGCATCCTCAGAGCTGCCGTAGAACAGCGCCTCATACTCCATGGAGAACTTGATATCAGAGAAGTCTGTCTCCGACATTTCGTCCAGAACAGTATCAGCATCCAGCAAGCCTTCCTCGATAGAAAGCTGATATGGAAGGCTGCACACAAACTGAGACTTCGATTCATCCAGCATGGCCTTGAACGTATCCTGGCACTTTGTATAACTCCAGTGGTCGGAGTAATACGCAGAACTCAGGTACGCGGTCATGTTCTTTTCTTTGTCATACTCCGCACGGCGCTCCGCCTTGGTCAGCTCCTCATACTTTGGCATACGCCGCTGTGTCAGGAACTTGCGCAGGATCGTATCAATAACATCCTTGGAGATTAGACGGAACTCATCAAGGATCAGAACGTTTGCGCGGTTACCACGGCTGGAGTCGGACGCGGTGACGACCTTGATATATGACCCGTTCAGGAAAACGATCTTCGCGTCCGTACCGTTTATCTTGGTTTCTTTCATGTCGATCTCAGCAGCCAACTCCGGTGAGTTTGGTTTGAGTTCCAACATAATCTTTTCCAAGACATTGATGGCTTGTCCTCTTGTACCTGACGCAATACACACCTTGGTACCGGGCCACAGGATACAGCGGATAACACAGAACACCGCGCTGATGAATGTCTTACCAATACCACGAGCGCCGATGAACACAGCGTTCGAGCATAGGATCATCATCGTGATGACGATCTTCTGGAAGAGTCTCAGGTCAAGATGCAGATAGTCTTTGGCAAACCTCGCTGGATTTGCACGATAAAAGGCGCAGTATACCGCTGCGCCTTGCATGATTTTCTCAGCTCTCGTCATCCTGACCCTCCTCTCCGAACACGTCAGAGAAGAAGGTCTCGTCATCCTCGTCGTCAAACTCTGGGCGCTCCACGCGCTTCTTCGCAATCTCTTTATCGTACAGAGCAGAGTATGCGTTCTTGAGCCCAAGCATCTTTGACAGATGCCCCTTCATCCAGATCTCAACGTATCTGACGATACCATCTACATCCTTCATATCCGGGTCGGGCTCTGGGATCGGTCTCTTATCTTCCCACTTCTTGATCCACACTCCGAACGGAGTCTTCTCCAGGGAGCTGTCCGAACTGTCAGATTTCTGGCTCGGCTTGAGCATAGCGCTCCCGATCAAAGTGTTCAGTGTACCGACCGCCTTATCAACCGACTTACCCGCAGCACGGTCTCGGTTGATATCAACCTCCATACTGCAGATCTGGCGGATCAAAGCCTCAAGCCCGATACCGACTTCAACGCCGGCAGGCAAGTGGCTCATCCAATAAACCTTGCGCTGCTCCAACTCCATATACATGGTTGGCGTCATACCGGGTCCCCAGAAGTCAATGACTTCCTGGTCTATCTGTTCTATGGATGGATCATCCTGACCATCCACATAACTGTCGGCATCGCCTTGCCGGAGCTGCCAAGCGGTCTTGTCTGCTTCCGCCGCATATTCTTCGTCCAGTGTGTCGTCAAATGTCTTCCCGACAAACTGGTACAGGTTCGACTTGCTTATGTAGCTCAAGACGCGAGAGTTCGTAGTGCAAGTTTTAACCAACATCTTGTAGATCTTCTCGCTCCAGTAGATATCGAACTTCAGGCATATACGCCGGATGGCGGCCTTCTCGTCGCCCAGCGTCTCCTTATAATGATTATATATTTCATCGACGCAATGCCGGCACACAGGTATATACCCGTTGTTGTTCCTCCACAGCGGACTCTGCGAACCAGGGAAGTTACTCTTCTGCTTTGTAAACGAACGCTCACACCTGGTACAGTAAAACCGATCCGGGCCTTGTTTGACCGGAGCCGCCGCGTTTGGCCTTGTGCTTGCAATCTTACTCTGCTTCGGCATTGCGTATCACCTCAATCCCGAACCAAGCCCTCTTTGATTTCACGCTTCAGCTTCTTGCCCGGCGTGAAGTGCGCGGCACGATAAGAGGGGATTACAATTCGTTCCTTCGTCTGTGGATTGGAGCTCTCACGCTCGGCGCGCTCACGGATTTCAAATGTCCCGAACCCGTGGAACATTACGGATTCGCCGCCGACCAGAGCCTCCTCCAATGTTCTGATAAAATCGTCCATCACGATGCCAGCGTCGCGTTTGGTGTAACCCTTCTGCGACAGGCGCTCGATGAACTCGTCCCTTGTTACCATATGTTCACCCTTTCAGTCAAAAATAGTTGTGGTTGCAGGATAGAGAGTCGAACTCTAATCTTTTGGGCATGAACCAAATATCCTACCTTTAGACGATCCTGCGATATAAAAAATAGCGGGAGGGGCTGTTCACCCCTCCCGGTCGCTTTAGCTGAGATCAATATTGTACGAACACCTGATGCCGCTGTTGTCGCAGATACATACCATCTGCTCCGGGCGGCCGTATATTCGTTTACTGACACAAAAATCATCCATCCCGAGGAAGCTGCCGGCCATGACCGTCTTGATCCCCTGGACTTCATCCATCATGTTGTGGTGAAGATGCCCGCTCAGAACCGCGTACAGCGGCCTGCGAGCCATTGTCTGAAGCGCCTGCACCTTCGTGGCACTTCCGTCGTAATCACCGTGGATACCACAGTACGTCTTACCACGCACATCAATCAGATACATGGTGGCGTCTACCTTCTCGCCAACGCCAATCAAGACGTTGTCAAAGTTCTGCAGGCGTGCAGCCAGATACCATTCCACCAGATCGTCCATGCGCTCAGACTGTAAGGCACGGTCTTTCACGTCAAGTCTGGAGTGATTGCCTGACACACTCACAAACTGCACGCTGGCAAAGTGCTTGCTCAGTTCAGCAAGAAACTCTGCAATCAGCTCAGACACACCAATGACCTGCTGGATTACGTTCTCTTTGTTGGTCACTGCAATCGAGTAGTGGATGTTGCCGGAGATCGCGTCTCCATTCTCCCACACGATGCAATTCTCGCTCCTATGTAAACGACCGATCTCAATGATACGGTCAAGATACCGGCGCATCATATCGCGACAGATATCGGAGTCGTACTTGTTCCAATAGTTGTTCACCTTCGCCCCATAGTGAATGTCATTGAGACTTACCAGGATATCGTTGTCGGATGACAATGTGACACCCTCACTCGGGCCATGGTAATCAAGCGATGGAAGATTACCCCTCTCCACCGCGCTCATCAGGATTTCATTGATCTCTTCCTGACGTGCGCGTTCACGGATCAGTTTGTTGAGCGCAGACCTCTGGTCAAGCATCTTCTGCTTGTCCTTCTGCAGCTCAATCCTCTTCGCGTCCAGCTCGCTCAGGATATCGTCGGATGTGATAGACTGCTCGGCGCTCTCGCTTAACAGCTCAAGCGTTCTCTTGCTGCCGTACATCATCCTGCGTGCAACATCCGTACTGTATTCTCTACCATAGACATATGGCGCCAGTTCTGAGTAGTCCTCGTCGGCAAGCGTCCCATCGACCAACTTCCCATAGATCAGACGCTTATGATACGCCAAATCTGTTTCGTTTGGCCTCTTCGTCAGCTTGTCCATATAGTCCTCCTCTTATGCCGACCTGCGGAGCGACCTCAGAATACGCATGGCTTCCCTACTCTCTTCCATGTAGTACCGATGCCTGTTACTCTTCTGTTTGACCGTCCGACGGATATGCACCATCGGACATCTCTCCGCAATGATCTGTTTTTCTCGTGCGCTGATAGCAACCAAAAATGAACACCCTTTCAACCTATAGTATATAATGTGATTTTTCTATGCCTTTTCTCTCTATATATAGAAATACTGCACAGTAGCCTGTAAGTATCTTGGACTGAATACTTACAGGCTGTTTCTGTTTCAAACATATTCAAAAAAGTTCAACTTTTCCGTCTATCAATAGACCTTTGCCTGTTCACGTCGATGGCACAGTCGGGGCAATATTTCTGTGAATTGTTGCGCTGCTTGATTACCAGACCGCATTGTTCGCACTCTATGTATGCCTCTCCGCAATGGCGCATGTACTGATAGCCAAGGTTGCGGAAGTCACGGATCTCAAGCGCCACCGCGCCACCCGGGTCAAGGCACTGGACGTTGATGTTCACGTTGTCCACCTTCCTGCTGAACTTGATATGTCCCATCTCACGCAGGTCGTTCAACATGAGGGACTGGCGCTTGACCGGCGTGACCACGTTAGCCAGCTTGAAGATCTCTTTGTCTGTCCGGTTGACCCACCCGCCGTTCTTACTGTTCACAAGGTCCGAGTATTTCGCCAGACAAATCAGGGTGAACAGCAGGCGGCGCATCGGCTTATCCGAGAAGCTCTTATACATCGAGAGGTCGCGCCGCTTGGTATCCTTGGACAGGCCGTCGCACAGGGCAATCTCTTTCTCGGTGATAGGGACGCTCTCGATATCGACCATCGGATACTTGCCGGCGGCCTTGATGATTCTGTCCAACGTGTCCTGCCACTTGACCAAGTTGATGGATGGGTCGCACCGGAGCATGAACTTCTCAAGCTCGGCGCGTACGTCTGACTTCTTCATCATATCTACCGTCGAATAGTACCGAGCCACACGCACCAGAGTCTCCGTAGGCTTCGGCCCGAGTTGATGGTCACGGAGGATTCCCTCCACATACTCCGACTCATTCAGCACTATATTCATCTGCTTCCCCTCCAATCTGCTTTCTTGCGAACGAGAACCGTTCGCCGCCAAACAAAACGTCTCCGTTGTCGTCGCGGGCAGGGAAGGAAATATAGCCGCCGTTGTTCCTGACCAAAGCGTCGATGATTTCATCGCTTGCCATGTCCCAGACAAACTGCTTTGACCCTTCTTTCTGATAACATATATCCAACAGTATGTCACACAACTGACTTTTATTGGAGCAAACAATCTGGCACTCTCTGCGGAAGTCCTGAACCATAACGTACCTGTGGTTCATGTTCTCGTCTTCATCCAGGCGCTCCTTCTTTGCGTACTGCATATAGTCCTGCATCCGCTTGTTGTACGCTTCGTACAACCGAAGGATTGCGTTGTACTGGGTCTGTGTATACTCCACGCCGCTCTTCATAATCGTATAGTCGAACTCGACGTCGGAGTTGTGGCGGGTGATGTACCCATCGAACTCGTCCTCGAAGCGCCGGCATATTCTGTTCATCACACAGTCATGTACTCCCACCGGCGTCTTGATACGATAGTAGTGTAGGAACTCCCGTTCTTCGTCAGACAGACCGCCTGCGCGCTCCTTCTCTATCAGCTCGTCAATGGTCAGGCGGAACTCGCGAAGCGCCTTCTTGTTGGTGTTGGAAACGTATGTAGTGTACTGGCGCATCAGCGTCGGGTAGATGTACCGCATGAAGTACGGCTTCTTGTCCGCAACGATCTTCATGGCGAACTGCACCTTCTCTTCGTCGTCGCCATATGTGTTCCTGACATACGCCCTGTCGTACCAGCTCTTTGGCATTGGCTTTGAGATGATGCCCTTAGCCCGGTCGATGGAGTCCTGCTGGAACTTCTGCCCACACTTGATACGGTAGTCGAGCGCCTCGTACTCCGGGCTGCCCTTCTCATACATGGATATCACATCGAACATAGATGTGATGTGGTTCGTGATCTTCCCGATGTCATCGCCGAAACTGGCGATGTTCGAGTTGATGATGTCCTCCTGCGTCGGCACGCACTTCGTCGCTTTCCTCTGGGCACACATGAGCGCGGGGAGCTGCCTGTGGCACGACACCAGTATCTCATTGTCCGTTGTGAAAATCAGATCACCGTCTTTGTCCGCGCCGTTCAGCGCAGCCGCCGTGGTGTCCCAGGCATTCAGCAGCGAACATGACACCATATATCTGTACCAGTGCTGTGCCTCCTCACTTCCGTTGACGTGCATCTTGATTACGTTGTTGGCACAGGTCATAGGAGCGCGGAAGCACACCACGTTGTCTACACCGTGGTCTAACCAATACTTGTTGTAGATCTCGCCGGCCTTCAGCAGCCCGGTGACTTCCAGACCGAAGATGCTCTGACACAGCGCGTATGGGTCGCCGGAAATGATGGAGTAGTTGCCGCGCACTTTGATGACGCCGATCTTCGCGTCGATGATGCGCTTCTTTATCATGCCGTAGATCTTCTTCGTGACGAATGGGTCGTCCATCATCCTGGGCTCCACCATGATGGCCTTCGCGAAGTCCGACTCGATGAAGTCGATGTTCTCCTCGTTCAGCCCTACGCCCTTGAGGAACAGAGCGGCCTTCCTCCAGTCGAGCGCCAGGATGTCGTGGATCTCCTGCATGGTCGGCTGGATGAGCTGCTCGACCTGTGCGTCGTCCAGGTCGTACACCTGGAGGAACTGGTAGTTGGTACTGCGCTCATTCTCCAAAACCTTTGGGCATGACTTTGTGATGCCAAAGGTATACCCGTTCTCCTTGCAGTTGCGCAGGTAGTCCTCACAGCTCGCGTAGCTGTCCCACAGCTTGACCATGGACGTGGTGAGTATCAGCTCCACGTTGGAGAGATCCACGTCGTTGCCCCACGCATCCTTGATGATACGGGTGCCGGCCACCTCGTCGGCGAACTCCAGGAAGTCGAAGGTAAAGACCATCCCCTTCTCAAAGGACAGGCGGGTGTTGACTCCGCTTACCATGTAGTCGAGCTGAAGTTCTTCCGACCACCTTCTCGCCAGAGACGGGAGCATGATGCCGTACCCGTCCGACTCGTCGAGCTCCACATCCGCCCCGGCCTGGAACCACATCTTCGGTTCACCGTCCGAGTCCTCGATGTTGATGACGTCGGACTTGAAGTGCGTCACGCAGTCCTCGACCACGGCGATGCCATTGGGGTAGGACACCGGGATGGAGCCGCTGCAGGCCAGCGCCTGATACGCTTCCAGCTTGGCCGGTACCAGCTCCTTGCTCTTGTCCCTCCCGTTGTCAATACGCCGGCGCAGCTCAGGCGCCATCCTATCGCTGACGAACACGATGGTCGAGTTCTTGATGCCGCCGTTGGTACCCAGCAGCCTAACGTACTTCACCCCGTTGATCTTGAAGCCCTTGCAAGCTCTCCAATAGTCTTTCTCTTTGTCGATGATCAAACACATGTAATCTGGTTTGTATTGTATTTCATCTAATTTCTCGTATAAACTTTTAATTTTCTTGCGATTTTGTAGAGAATTTATTTGTTTTCTGAGCATTTTTATTTCGCTCTTAATCTCTTTCGCAATCGCGTCTGCGTTCTCGATGCCATTCAGCTTATCGATGAAGCGCAGCATCTGGCTGTCGCTGAGGGAAATGACTTCATCGTTTCTCCGCGCCTCGGAGATAGGGAGCGTCAAATTCCACCTTGCCTTGCGTAAGCGTGCGCTATGAAGTTTGAGGATAAACTTCTGGCAAGACTGTTGTTTGGAAATAATGCTCACCGCCTCAAATAAAATTGTTGATACGCTAAAAAAATTAGTCGTCGCTGTATTGTCCGATATATATCATCCAATACGGAAGCAGTTCCTCTGACCGAACCCTGTGGAACTCCTCGATGTATTCGTTCTCGTCCACCGTTGTAAAGTCCGGGCATCCATCCATGGCTGTACGACAGCACCCTGCCCATAAACATCTGTCACACTTATCCACGTCTGCTCACCTCCTCCATCCAGTTGGTAAGCAGACCGCGCATCCGTTTGCTTGGAACATACAGTACGATCTTCTGTCCGTCACGGATTGCGCTTCGCCAAATCCACTGTACCATAATGGATAAGGCGTATGCGTCCTCGTCTACCTCCACGCCGTTGTTTTGGTAGAACAGTTTTTGTCCGACGTTCATATATAGGTTGACGCAGTACGCAACGGCGGTGCGATTCCTATATTCATTCGTCGCTTTCTTGTTGAACGGAATAAACCCGTTGGTGTATCCCTTGCCCTGGATCTTCGACTTCGCGTCACGATATGTAGACCACATTCTGTCTGCGGCCTCTGCCCCGCACATATAGCGGAAGAAATTATAAAGGTTGTTCTTCAACCTGGATGTGTCAGAACTCTCCTTGTCGAACCAGCTCATGGACAGGGAGAAGTCGTCCTCCCCGACATCATTCAGCTTGGGGTCGTCCACGATCTCAATCATGTCGTGGATGTTATGGACGTAGTCCGGCACGTATTCTGTCGAGCTGCTGAACCTAAACTCGCTGTCGCCCGTTTTCTCCACCCCAACGAACTGGTAGGGGATGTCGTACATTTCAAGGAAGTGGTGCAGGCTCTGTCCCTCAAACAGGTACGTCAGGATGTATACCTCGTCGAACGAGGTGATGAGTTCAGGCGGGAGCTGCCAGTAGAAGAAAGACTCCTTGGACTCGCCAGTCATCCGAATCAGGTCGCGTGTCCGCAGGACTCGGAACAGATCCCGGTGCGTCTTCCCATCGTATACGTCTTTGACGAGGTGGAAAACGTCCGGCCTGATTTCGGAAATGTACCCGGCGTCGATAGCCATCTGGATATCTGCCGGGTCTTCGTCCAGCGTTTCCAGCACGTCTACGTTCTCGTCGATGATTAACGTGTAGCCCTGCCCACTCACCAGTTCCAGAAGCTCCTGTGGATAGAACCGGAACGCCTGATGGGTGGTAGCGATGTTCTCCCCTCGCTTCACGAGGTCAATCGTATGTAGGGTCTTTGACCCATTGAACTCCGTTTTCTTCTTGGGCTCGAAGAAGTGGAGCCGGGAACATGATGTGGCGATGCGTGTCGCTTCTTCAAGGTATGGTGTGATGTAGATGAACTTCTTCTCGGGGTGGTCGTTCATGTATGTAATGGCTGCGGAACTCTTGCCGGTTCCCATGATGGCGTCACATACCTTTACCAATAGATCACATCCCCCGTCCGCTTGTTCAGGTAGAACCAGCACCGGTCTGCATCGTTCCCATGCTGCACATACCCGATGCGCTCCAGCGACCACTGCGACGAGCCGCACGGCTCACACAGGATGTTGTCTGACGCCTGGATGAAATCGAAGTCGTCCAGCTCCTCATTCCATACCTTATAACATACCGGCTCGCGGTTGATGTCGCGGATGATCCCCACCACCACCCCGGCGTGGGTACGCCCGTATTTGTCCGTAGCTTCGACCTCGTCGCCGATAGAAACCTTATGGTCTTCCCCGCGCCCGTAGTCGTCGAAGTCCTCGGCGAACGTCTCGCGGCCCAGCGCTGTCTCGTCCATCTTCCAGTTCACACTCATAAGCAAAACCTCCTTTACCACCGTTTACCACCACCCAGGTGGTAAAACGAAAATTTCGGCCCTTGAAATGGATTATTTCAGGGGGTAACCCTTAAAGAGAATCTCTGTAGGAACACTTGTAGCTATAGAGCCTTCAAACGAGGGAGCTAAGGACTGTAGTATCCTATTCTGTTGTCAAGGTGCAGGTGGCGCATCAGCCTGCCGGCTGCTCCACGATGGTGCTGTCCATCAGCCGGAGCGAGCGGCGCCCGCCCAGGTTGAGCTGCATGTACGCCTCCTCGATCTCCTCACCAGTGATACCGATGTAGTCGAGCGTCTGGGCGGACGTGCTGTGTCCGAACATCTTCTGCAGAAGCAGGAGCTTGCGTGGGTCGTTGTTGCTCATTACCATCTGGTGATAGGCGAACGTCTTGCGCAGCGTGTGGGTAGCAATGTGGATGCCGAGGCCGAGCGCCTCACCGACTTCCTTCAAGATCCGGTCGGCAGACTTCCGGCTCATGGCCTTGTTGTTGTCCTTGCCGCACCGGTTGCTCTCACCACGGAACATGAAGTCGCTGAGCTTGACGCCTGGTGTGTTCTCCAGATAGAGCGTGACTGCATCCACCACGGCATCGTTGATGGTGATGTAGCGGTTGCGCTTCACCTTCCTGGTGTTCCGGGTCTTCTTCTCCAGAATGGGGAACGTGGTCTTGAACCTGAACTGTTCGTCGATCAGGTGGGAGAACCGCAGCGTCAGCAGGTCGCTGACTCGCAGGCCGAAGTTGATGCCAACGATGAAGAGCATGTTGTCGCGATACCGGCCTCTGGTGATGAACCACTTAGACACGGCGTAGATGTCGTCTACGTTCTTGATAGGTTCGCTTGCATGTTCCCCCGCTACTTCGTAACTGGTATCCTCGACAGCCGGCGCGATCAGGCCAGCCTGGAGCAACCTCCGGGACTGAGCTACTGCCTTAACGTCGATGACTGCGTCTGCGTTTGCGTCTGCACTCCGCGCTGTGAAGTCTACATTGATAACCTTGCCCATGAACGGTGCCTCCCTCTATACTTCAAAAAAGATTGTTGACTATGATACTATTATAGCATAATCGCCCCAGATGTCAAGCACAAATTTCGGAGAAAATTATCTGTCTCCTTAAAGTCACGTTTCAAGCTACTTTGGCGAGACGCCGTTTTATCATCTGTGACGATCCTTTATAAAGAATGGCGTGAGCAACACATTCTCCCCGATGATAAAACGGCTGTGAGTGTTGTGGCGCAAACTGGGCGCCTGGGCTGCGGGGGCGTTTCGTCAAAATATGGAAAACAAGCCCCCTCTATGGGACATAGCGCGAAAAGGTGACATAGACACCACGCCGGGCCGGCGGCACACACACCGCGCCGGGGGGGTAACAAGCGTGTGCATAGCATTGTTGACACCCCCTCAAAAAAAAGTGTTGACAATCTTTAATCGGGGGTGTATATTATCCATATCACCGCAACGGGGCGCGGCGGCAACCGTCCCCGCTAATCTATCGGTGAAACAGGGAGTAAAACCATGAAAAAGTATCAAATTTGTGCAATCGACCGCGAAAACAAGACAGCAAAAGCCCTTGAAATTCTCACCGCTGGAACCCTTCAGGACGCCGTAACGGCGGCTAATGAGAAGTACCCCCGCGCCACCGTCCGCATTTACCCCCTTGTAGACATGGAGAACCCCGAAGCCATTCAAGATATGGCGAAATTCACCCTTGCCAGCGTCGAGAACTGGGAGAGGCGGAACAACTACGCCGTGATGAACCCCATCAACCGCAGCCAATGGGACAAAGAGGACTACACCAGCATAGCCGCCGTTGCCATTATCGCCACACTGACGGACAACCCCGGCGCGGACATGTACCAGGTGAAAAGCGCGGCTTTCTCCGCTATCCGCGCATATCAGCAGAAGCAAAACCGCAACAGTGAGAAAGAGTATACCCCCGGCTGGGTTGCGTGCAACGTCCAGCCCCGTTACCCCCGCGCCACATGCCCCGCCCTTGACCGTCTGATTGCCCGCGCCATTGACGCAACCGCCCCCACGCTTTCCCCGGCTCAAGTCGAAGTGTTCACCCTGTCCTATCAACAGGAAATGAGCGCGGCGGATATCGCCGAAAAGACAGGAAAAGCGCGCCAGAATGTTTACAAAAACCTTGCAAAAGCCTACTTTTGGGTACTGAAAAAGGCGGTTGAACTGGTGTTTTGGATAGCGGTGTAATCCCTGCGCAGGTTAATAAGTTGGGTCCCCTTTCTAAATCTATAGTTTAAATCGTGTTTCCCTGTCTTCCCATCAAAATAAAACGGGGGGACAGCAACAACATCCGTGTCGTCCTCATTG